TCATGCTGCAATCCTTGAGAAATTTTTATGTTTTTCGAAACGAATGTGATTGCTAAACTTGTCTTGCATAATATCTCCTTTGTGCGATATCACGAAAACATTTGAGCTTTCAAGTTTTTCGAGTATCTTGAGAAACTCATCGCAACCATTAGCATCAAGCGAGGCATCAAATACCTCATCAAGAATTAGAAGATTAGTGCTTGCACTGTTTTTCATTTTAGCTATCGTGCGCCAAGTAAAAAGCAGTGATAAATCGATACGCATCTTTTCACCTTCACTGAACGAATCATAACTGAAATCGTCACGATGGCGTGAAAGTATTTTTTCATTGAAGTTTTCGTCGAGTTCGAACTTGACAAAAAAATCCATAGCTGCTAGATATTTGTTAACAAGCTGATTTATGATCGGTACATATTGCTTGATAATTTTCGCCTTGATTCCGCTGTCTTTGAGAATGAGCGTAGCAACTTCAAGCAATTGTTTTTGGTCGAGCAAGGCAACTTTTTCTGCCAACCTTTCTTCCTTCTCGTCATTGAGCTCGAGCAGTTTATCCGCAGTATGTGTAAACTCTTCATTGTTAAGGTCTTTGATCTTGCTAGCAAGTAAAGACCTTTCGCGTTCGTCCGCAATCTTTGTTTGCTTGCTTTTTGCAAGATCAGTTTCTGTATCTTGGATTTCATTACGAATTTTTTTGATTTCTGCAGTTCTAAGATTAATCTTTTCAATTTCTTCAGTTAGTTTCAAAACACCAACATCAAGCTCGGCAATGATATCATTCCGTTCGGCAATCTTTTCTTGCTTGATTTCATCACTGATGAGCTGCGTACAAGTTGGACAATTATCGTTGTTATTGTAGAACTCAATTATCTTGAGGGAATTCTTTTTCTTTTTATCTAGATCCGTTTCTAATTTTAATATACGATCCGTTTTCTGATGGACTTTAGATTCATCGGAAATTTTTTCATAGAGTTCATCGATATGTTTATTGATATCTTCAATTTGTTTATCTATTTCCCCTATGTCATTATCTATTTCACCAATGCGGGTTACGCATCTTTCTATTTCTGCTTTACGTCTTTCCTGATCAAACTTGCTCTGCTCTTTTTGCATGTCAATCATCGAATCAAGTCCATGAATATCTTTTTCATTCATAGCAAGATCTTGTTTGTTTTTGCTACTCTTATCTTTCAGGAGTGTTGACATAGTCGAAAACACACCAATATCGAGCAAGTCTTCTATAACCTCACGTCGCACGTGTGTAGAAAGTTGCATGAAGGGAATGAATGATGAAGAACCAAGTATGACCATTTGCGTAAATGATTTCATGTTCATCCGCAATATATTCTTTTCAATATCTTCCTGCGCATCACGAACGTTTGCTGTCTGATCCTTGAGATTTCCATCCTGATAAATTTCAAGAATCCCTGGTTTAATTCCCCGGACCAGCTTGTATCGTTTTCCGTTAATAGAAAACTCAACTTCAACAATAGTAGAACCATTATTTACAGAATTGATTAATTGGTTTTTCTTAACTTTCCTAAATGGTTTTCCATACAACCCAAAACACAGCGCATCGAGAATTGTAGACTTCCCTGCTCCGTTTTGTCCAGTAATTAGAGTTGTCGAATACTCTTGTAAATCAACATCAGTGAATACATTACCAGTAGATAAGAAATTTTTCCACCTAACCTTATGAAACTCAATCATGTATTGTCTCCAGAGTCAGAGCTTCATTATATAGTTCACGCATCAAATTATCTAATTTTTTCTTATCTACACTGTAATCGAGCTCATTAATATATTTTGATAAGATTGTCAAAGTGTCCTCTGCCTCTGAGACAAGATCTTCTTCTGATATTTCGTCTAAGTGATAATGATCATCAACAATAGAAACATCAATCGGTGCAAGATTATATATCTTATTCATAAAGAGATCGAACCAATATGGGTTCTCTTTATTTTTTACAATAACCTTCACATATGATTTGTTGAGATGACCAAGTTCTTTTGATAATAGCTGTTCTAGAGTTTTTCCTGCATCATCATACCATACTTTGTGAAATAGTGTATATGGATTTTCTATAAACTCAAGATCGCGAGTATCGGTATCAAATATGTAGAAACCTTTCTTCTCGTTATAATCAGTCCACATAATCTGATATGGGGTTCCGAGATAGAAAATATTTGATGACTGCGATCTTTTATGAAAATGACCAGAGCATACCATATCAAACTTGTTGAATATAGATGCCTCAATCCCATGATCACAAACTGCACCAGGATGCATTTCAAAACCATTGATTTCTAAATGACCAAACGCAACTTGCGCTTTCGTTTCTTTTATTGCTTTCAAACTCGATGAGTAATTTGTAGCATTGATCCAAGGAAGCAATAAAATATCAAGACCATCTATTTGTATTTCGGTTGGGTCTGGATAAAAACGAATGCCTCTATATTGAGAAAATAATTCTTGAAGTGAGTTTATCTCATTTGTATTTTTGTATGGAGTGTCGTGGTTTCCGACAAGTATGTCCCATGAAATACCACGTTTGTGGGATTCGCCAAATATTTTTTCTCGGACATGGTTGAGCGTGACAAACGAAATAAACTTTCGCCGATCAACAAAATCACCAACTTGTAGAACCTGACTTACGCCACGCTCTTCCAACTCTGGGAAGAAAACATTATCAAAGAATCGCTGAAAATAATTCAGGAACTCTTGATTGTCGTTACGTGCGCCCCAGTGTAGGTCACCGATAACAGCAATCTTCATATTTTATGCAACCTTCTTATTTCTTTTCTTCTTGCGACTTTCTTCAAAGTCTGCCATGAACTGTTCCATCTGCTCTTGAGACCACTCACCATATTGAATATCAGAGTTATACCTCACACCTGTTCCTTTTTCTGAAGCATGTAATGAACTGGTTTCATCTAGTAAGTTTGCTCTTTCAATCGCAGCATATTTTGTATACAGATATTTCTTTTCCTTCTGAATACGTCGTATGAAAGCATAGTATATAATCTGTGTGAAATATGCAAAGGGATTTTTCGATTTATTTGGGTCGAAGTTATCAATGTATTGCAAACAGTTTTCGATACCATCTGAAATCATTTCTTCACGGAAGGTATAGTTAGCAAAATTCGGTCTGAATGCAAGGTGTGTAGCAATCTTCATTATAGATTCGCCAACGAACATAGGAACTCTTGGTTTTCGTTTTCCTTCTTGCTCTGCTTGCGCGACCGATTCTTTATATCCTATCATTGCTTGATAGAGTTCTGCATTATTAACATAATGCTGTTTATTTTTCTTTGCCATATTATAACTCCTAGTGGACCGTTGTATCCAAATCTGGGTTTGTCAACTCTTCGAGTGCATCTAATTCTTCCTCACTCATATCTTGATCTTCATAATCAATATCTAGATCTTCGCCTTCATTTTTTTCGATTTCTTTAGTTGTCTGAAGTCTGACCGCAGCATAATATTGAATAATCGAATCATCAAGTTTTCCTTGAGTGATAACAGTCGACTTCTTAACAAGCAACGGTTGCATCATAAAATTGTGCATAGGCACCCAGCGAATTAAACTTGTGGAAATATATCCTGATATTGGATTTGATGCGCTTATGAATTTGAAGGGATAATCAATGGTATAATAGTTTTCATCTTCATCGATAACATTTGCCATAATATCATCGCCATTGACTAATTTAAAATAGAACGGATTCATCTGTTGCCCTCAGCTTTATATTGTACAACTTATATGGGAACGCCTCAGAGTTATACATCTTCACACGTTCCATCAGATGATTGAGTGTATAGTTCTTTCTGTTCTTTGTGGAAAAATCGTCAGCGATATCAAATAGAGTGCATGACGATTTTGTATCACTTGTTCTTAGACCTCTCCCTATCGACTGTAGCGTTCTAATCCTACTTTTCGTAGGACTCGCAAAAATAACATTATGAAGGTTCTTGATATTTATACCTGTGGAAAAGGTTCCGTATGAAGCAACGATTATGCTGTCATTTGATTGTTCGACTATCTGCCGTACACGTTCTCGCTCTTGAGCTTCAACACCACCCGAAACGAAAAATACATTTTGCTCGGTCGCATCATTTATGATTTCAAATAGCTGCTTGCCATGTTTTTCAACCAGCGCATAAAGAATCAATGTATTGCCTTTGAGTGATAACGCAAGATTTTTGATAAACTTATTTCGCGCATCGCTTGTTACGATTGCCTCAATTTCATTCTGATAATCACCATCAAGCACATCTTTGCGTAACTCTTTCGGGTGGCTCAATACAAGTATCTTGATCTTGAGGTCAGCCAAGTTTTTATCATCGATCAGTGTGCTTGTGTCGATAACTTTTTTTATCGGACCGAACAACCCTTCAAGCACCAGCTCGTGAACTTCCGCACCATCCAACGTACCAGTCATCCCGAAACGATATGGTGTATCTGGCATCTTTGTCATTATAGATGTCAGGCTCTTCGCTTTGAACAAATGAGCTTCGTCTCCGATGATAACTTTGTAATTTGTAAAGAACTGTTTCTTCTGCTCATAAATTGATTGCCAAGTTGAAACAGTTATATCGGTCGCAGAAGTTTTTTCTACACCTGCCATGATACCGTGTACTTCTTTGTCGTATCCGTACTCTTCAAAATCTTTTGCCATCTGCATAACGAGTGAAACTGTAGGAACGATGATCAGCGTTTTCTGATTATACCAACGAGCAATCAAATAAGCAATCAAAGATTTACCACTGCCTGTCGGCGAAACAAGAACAGCCCGACGATTGCGCACAGCGAAAGAAAATGCCTGCAGCTGATATTCACGTGGTACAATCGGCATGTGTAAACTTTTCGCAAAGCCACGTGCCTCAGCGATTGATATTTCATCAGTGTCTAATAGAGCTTCATCGATTTCTATTTCATAATCATTCGCGAGTGCGAAGTCGCGCAACTTAGTATGCAACCCTGTATAAATTCGGCTCTTCTTCGCATCGTACAAACGTATCTTACCATCCCAATATCTGTTACGATATGATGGCATAAACTTTGCACCAGGCACTTCAAATGTGAGCATGTCAGATATTTCTTGACACTGACCAGGTTCACACTCAACGAATGCCCACACCTCATCTTGCTTTTTTATTTTAAGCATTAACCCATTGTCAATCTGTGCCAGTCAATAGCATTCTTGAGTTGGTATCCTCTGCTGTTTATTGACCGAATGATTTCTTTTAGCACGTCAACTTTTTCTTCTTGAGTTGATATTTTCGCATTTACACGAATCATCAAATCATCTGTATCCATATACTCATTGAGCTCGTTCTTGAGTATTTTTTCGAGGAACTGGTCACGACCAAGTTTTTCTAAATCATCGCTATCCGCTTTGCCGAGGTAATAAGAACGCAGCAACCTGCGCAATATTGCACGATCGCGTTGTAATGTTCTCAGTGATTTATTTTCATCAACCATCATTCCAACATACTTCGAATGAAGAGATGGTATGCGCACATTTTCTTTATCCAAATTGAGATCATCAATTTTGGAATCTTGACGCCAGCTTTCGACAATTTCATCAATATTCATCATGAACTCATTGTATATTATTTTTCGCCAAATGTAAATGGACTATGGATCGATCCACTGTCTTTGTTGACGTTTATCTTGAGAATTCGAATTCATAGGAAAACTAATGCTGAGACGTTTAGATGTAGGATTGTAGAAATGATACGTTTGCGCAGGAACATACGCGATATCTCCAGGCTCCATATCATGCTCATATTCGAGTTGTAGATCTTCCTCCTGTTTTTCCCATGTTCTATGTTCATTATCTATCTCTTCTGGAATATTCGAATAGACTTTGATATGAGATGTTCCTACGAATTGGCAAATGATATTTGATGACCAATCCCAATGAGCAGAAAAACTTTTGTTTTCTGGATTTCGTGAGTAAAAAATATGAGCATCTGTTGGCGAACCAGTTGCAAGCTCAAGTTTTTTACAAATTTCATTTATTTGTGGATTGATTCTAGAACTATCTAGGAAACAAACTGCATGCTTATCAAGCAACCTATCGAACAAACCTATTGGCCAATTGTTCTGATCACAAGTCCACTCTTCACCACCCCAACTTAACTCACCTGTATCGCCTATCCAGTCGACTCTTTCTTGTCTCAGATTAGGTCTAAAATTTATGTGAGATTTGAATTCTTCCATAGTGAAGATTTCACTAGGGTTGAAGCAACTTTTTTCAAACCAAGGTTTTGAATCACTCACACGCTCAATAATATTATCAGGGATCATCCTATATCCTTTCTACGCTGAACTTCCTATATCTAAATGTTACAGATGCTTCAAGATACTCGAGATCAGGCTGGGTCACATCAAATGTCAATTCTGTCAATGAAATCGGAAATGCATCTTGAAAGAAAATATTTATATGTGGATTCTTATGGCTGGTTAAAACTGTTAGAGTTGCGTCAGAAACAAAGTTAGCAGAAGAATATTGTCCATTCTTTGATGCAAAAAATGGTGCAGGACTAGAATCTGCAAAATTCTTAGTTTGCTGAAAGTTTTCTGGATGAGTCATACCAACCAACCAGTTTTCTATTTCAAGATAGTTTTTTAAGTCTTCATCAACCCTAAATCTAATTGTAAGTGGATCATAGAGTAATCTATCTCCAGGTCTTGGAATAACTGCAAACGGTGAAGTTTGCTGTTCAGCAGCGTTCATTGTTAAAGCAGGTAGAGTTACCGATTGACAAAAATAATTCACGTTGGGTAATCGTTTCAATTGAAAACGAAAACCAAGTGGTGAAAGATAATTTAGATTATCGGGTTGTTCTTGTGTACTCATATGCCTATCCTGTTATGTAATCTATTTATAATATATTATGACCCCTCGTGACATTACTCATAATAGCTCACAAAGTATCAAATGTAAATGGAAAACAAAAAAAAAGGGGGAGAGCCTTTCGCCCTCCCCCAGTTTGTACTCGTCTTATGGTTTTTATTACATAAGGTTGGAAACTGCAACCAAACGATAGTATTTGTTGGCTTTGTTTCCGTCGTAACCACCGATTGCGCCATCGGAATCGGTTGAAGCGAAAGGATTCGCAACCATACCGTACCGAGTCTTGAAGCCAATCTTTGGCTGGAAGGTGTTTTCACCAACCGCACGCACCATCTGTAGAGGCACGTATGGGCAGTAGAACAAGCCAGCATCAAAGGCACTTGAACCCTTGTAGCCGAGAGTGTAATACTGGTTACCAGCAGACGTTGAGAAGTATGGATCGATGTAAACACGGATCCGACCGTTGAGGACACCAGCGAAGGTGTTACCTGTGTCGTCTACATTGAGGTTGGTTGACATTGCTGGGGTGTAATCGAGAACGCCAGCCATTGACAGAGCGGATGCAACATCCGAGCTGCAAATCATGACGTTACCTTTACCCCGACGAGTTGCCTTCGCAATTTCGTTGGCGTCACGCTCGATCTGGAACAACAGACCCTTGAACTTTTCAACCATCCAACGACCGTTTGAATCGGTGTCGAGGTTGAAAGTACCAGCTGAAGTGACGTTTTGCTGAGCACCAGCAGTCGCAGAATAGTTGATCGTGCGAATGACTTCGCGGTTGATTTCCGCAAGAATTTCAGCAGACAGAATGTTGCTGAGTTCGGTTTCAGCGTCAAGACCGTGAACTGCCTTGAGGTCTTGAGCCAATTCCATGGTGTACTCAGCTTTCAGTGCACGAGAAACTGCCGTGACAGCAACCTTCTCGACGCTGAACGCCATTTCTTGGAACCCATTCTGCGTTCCGTCGCCCAGAGCTTCAGCCTGAGCAGTCGTCATACCAGTTGAAACGCTATACCCTGTGACAGCAGAATCGGCTGCACGAGTCGTAGGATCGTTGCTGGTCTGGGACTTACCAGAAGTTGAGTTCGCAACAACGAACTGTGATGCTGTGTTACCAGCAGCAGAGCGTGAGAACGTGGTATTGGCTTCGTCGAACAGAGCTTCAGTGCCAGACTGGCTGCTGTAGCGTGAACGAAGCGCAAAGATTAGACCAGTCGGACCAGTCATTGGCTGAACGCCGCATACATCATAGGCGATCAGGTTTGGCATAGAACGACGAACGAG